TTGAACAATGCTATTGGCTGACGAGGCTTCTCACGATGGTAAGCACGATGCCTGTCCCGTTCCAGATAGACAATCCGTTGCTCAAGGTTGGTAATTAATTGATTTAACTCTAGTAATTCTCTAGCCATTTCATTTTCTGCATCAGCAGGGCCAAATTTCACACGAAATAATTTGCAAAGCTCAACAGCATCGGAAGTCATTTTATCAAACCTCATGAGTATTTTTCTTTCAGTTCAGCCATATTTATAAAGCGATGAGAAACAATATGGCCTGACTTGATGGATAGATCGAATATACCATAACTCCATCCGCTTGTAGCCGTTCCTGCATACTTAGCCACATAGCCATCAGGCATTGCAGAGCCTAGATTGAGGACTTCAATGCTGTTGTTGATGCCAATCTTGGGGGCTTTTCGGAAGGTTGCCCGATGCGTATGTCCAAACACAATTGAGTGAGTTGCGTGGTTAGCTATTGAATTCTCAGAGTTTTGTCCACCAAAGGGTTTGCCCATAATGTTTTTGGGGACATGGGTAAAGCCAACGCCATCAACAAAAAGCCAATGACCATAGTCATGCAGACGCCATCTATATTGTGCACAGATTTCTTCAAACTGCATATAAAGAGAGCCAGCAGTCTCAGGTGATTTGTTCTCAAATCGGTTGATACGATCTTCATGGTTGCCAGCAATTAGCTCCATGTGTATATCTAAACCATTGATTTCTTTTAAGAAAGCTCGCATTGCTTCTTCACAGCTTTCAAGATCGTTCTTGAAGCTTGGGCGTTGAGCATATCCTTGTGAGCCAATAGGCTCATGGGTTGATACGCTATCCCATGAGCAGAAGTCGCCAATTTGTATAATTCTATGTGGTCGGGTTTCGGCGCAATGCCGAGCAATCCATGTAAATCGTTCTTTGTCCATATTTGGCTGGTCATGTGTATCGCCAATAGCAACAACTCTCGTTGCGTCTTCCCTGCCAGCAATATACCTTGGCTTTAAGGATTTCGCTTTCTGTATGTTTTCGATGACATTCTTGAGCGACTTAACTTCTTCTTCCAATGCCCACATCTCTTTCAAGCTGTCTGATACATGGATTTCTCTATTGAATTTAATTTTGCTTCTAAGCGTACTTTCTGGGAACCCTAAATACCTGCTTACTTTGTTATTAGAGCCAAACCTTTTAAGTAATCGCTCTATATCTTCAGGAGATAATATCATGATAGTTTCCGCCACAAACTATAAATTACATATCACAATTGCATGAAACTTTGAATACAAAGAGTTTTTAGGTAATAACTTGGTTAATTTTGATTGTTTGTGCTATATATATTAACCGCTGTTTGCTCCCGTGGCGGGATACAAGTAAGAACCTCTTTGCTCAAAAAAGGTCAGTCATCGTTCACTGTGGTTAGCCTACGATGGCAAACGGGACAATTATTTTGGGGTACGTTATGCAACGGGTGAACTGTCAAGCAATAGTTGACATTATTAAAGAGCCTAAGATGGGCAACAAGGGTTTAGCTACTTACCGAGTTGAGACTTGGGGTAAAGAACCTTATGATTTTGTTCGCATATATGAAATTGCTGCAAAGTCTGATACATTAGCGGCACAAGAAGGAATTAGGCGTTTTGTTGATGAGATGGAACGCCTGCCTTTGGAATAGGATTTTACCATGCCTTTAGTTCCTGGCCTTACGCCATCTATACGCCAAGAAGCTCCTGAAGCAGAGCCAATGCCCTCTGCCGATGATGTAGTAATTGAAATGGTTGAAGACGGCGACCAGCCAGTTTTTGATACTAAAGGCAACGTTTTGGAGATAGAGCATGGCGATGGGTCAATTACTATCTCCTTGGACGGCAGACCAATTGAAGAAGGCGATCAAAAGTCGTCAAAGGGGTGGTTCGACAATCTGGTTGATGAGATTGATAGTTTGGAGCTTAATCGTATTAGCTCTGAACTGTTACGGGGTATTCAAGACGATTTGGATAGCCGTAAAGAGTGGATTGAGGATCGTGCGCAAGGCATTAAACTTTTAGGCTTGAAGGTAGAGCTTCCTAATCTGGCAGGGGCATCTGACGGCGCACCTGTCGAGGGTATGTCAAAAGTCCGACACCCACTATTGCTAGAGGCTGTTCTTCGTTTTCAGGCTAATGCTCGTAGTGAAATGCTTCCTACGGATGGTCCAGTTAAAATCCGCAATGACGATAATAATGCCTATTTGGGGGAGGACCAGCTTGCGAGTGCGCTGGAGCGGGATTTAAACCATTACCTGACCAGCGTGGCGTCTGAGTATTATCCAGACACAGATCGTATGCTTCTTATGCTCGGTTTTGGTGGGACAGCTTTTAAGAAAATTTACTTTTGCCCATTAAGAAACCGCCCTGTATCTGAAACTGTGGATGCTGACGACTTGATCGTGAACAACGCAGCTACTGATTTGCGTAATGCACGCCGTATTACACATCGTGTGTACATGAAGCCAAGCACAGTTAAGCGTCTTCAAATTCTCGGCGTTTATCGTGACATTGATTTGCATCAGGCGGCTATGCCCAAGCTGGATGCCGTACAGCGCCAAAAGATGGATCAGCAGGGTATCCAATTGGATACAAAAAACCCTGATGATCGTGATCGTGAAATTTACGAGTGCTATTGTGAATTGGACATCCAAGGCTTTGAGCATAAGTATAAGGGTAAAGAAAGCGGTCTGGAAATTCCATATCGTGTGACGATTGACGTTTCCTCCAAGGAAATTTTATCAATTGTGAGGAACTATGATGAAGACGATCAAGAGCTACCAGAAGCCCGTTCAAACTTCGTCAAATACACATACGTTCCTGGCATGGGTTTCTATGATATTGGACTTTTGCATATATTGGGCAATACGACCAATGCAGTTACTGCTGCGTGGCGTGAGCTTCTTGACGCAGGTATGTATGCGAATTTTCCCGGTTTCCTTATGGCGGACACGGGAGCTAGACAGAATACGAATATCTTTCGTATTCCTCCGGGCGGAGCTGCTCTTGTTAAAACTGGTGGTATGCCGATCAACCAAGCGATCATGAACCTGCCATATAAAGAGCCATCCAGCACGCTTGCTGCCTTGGTTCAGGATATGGCTCAAACTGGTATGCGCATCGGTGGCACATCAGAGGCTCAAGTCGGTGAAGGCCGAGCTGATGCCGCTGTAGGCACAACGCTGGCTATGATTGATCAGGCCACCAAGATTGAAAACAGCGTTCATAAGCGGATGCACGCTTCTCAGGCAGAGGAATTTCGCCTGCTTGTTGAGTGCTTTAAAGAGCATCCAGAGAGCTTCTGGCAGCGTAATCGCAAGCCAGCTATGGAATGGGACGAGCAAACATTCTTGCAGGCTTTGGAAAACTTTGACCTTCAGCCACAAGCTGATCCTAATACATCAAGCCATACCCAACGCCTGATGAAGATTATGGCGTTGAAACAACTGCAACAGCAAAACCCAACCATGTACGATCCTATTGCGATCGACACTGCTGCTATGCAGGCTATTGGCTGGAGCAACCCTGAGCAGTTCATGGCTCCTCCGCAAACCCAAGGCCAGATGCCTCCGCAAATGAAGCAGGCTATGGCAGAGCTTCAAATCAAGAAGCAAGAAGCTGATGCTAAGACAATGATGGCTCAAGCAAAAGCTGCACAAATGCAAAATGAAATTCAAAATGGTCAGAATGGGCAAAAACCAGTTGACCCTATTGATCTGGCAAGGATGCAACTTGAGCAGCAAGAAATGCAGCAAAAGTCCCAAGATGCTGTTCTTGATGCCATTAACCGAAAGCGTGATCGTGAAAGCCGTGAGCGGTTAGCGGCTGTTAAGTTGGCAGAAGATATGGCTGCTAATCCACAAGCTATCCCACTAATGCAAAATCTGCTACATGGAGATATGATAAACCGCTTGGAAGCTAATGAACCTTCATTGCTACCAACGACGCCTAACTCGGTGCAGTAATGGAAAATGACCCGATCTTCCATGCCATCTTACTTGCTAAACGCATGGCAAGAGGTGGTTATGCTGACGGGGGTGATACATCTGATCCAATTGCTTATGCCAATAGCTTGTTAGGTTATGGCGACGCAGCCAGTCAATCTTCATTAAATAACAGTGGGTTACCTACATCTTTGCCGATGGGAATAGCTCCCTCTGTGGCAAAACCATCGGCGATGCAAACGCCTGGCACACCTAGCTCCGTTCAGCCAGATATTAGCGGATTGTCAGCCCCTGCTGCTGGACAGGCGGCTCCTTCTGTGGCGGCTGGCCCTGCGGCTCCTACGCCATCGACACCCGCTCCAACGCCTACGCCTGCGGCTGGTAAGCCTGCTGCCAAAAAAGATGAAACGACATCAACCAATACGCAAAAGCGTGGTGGGCGTGTTGGTTATTATGATGGCGGTTTAATTGATCTAGATACCCCTGTTCCTAGTACCCAACAAAATATTGGTTTGTATGGTATTGATTGGGGTAATCCTGATAGTTCTGCTGATTTCTTTCGTGCTGATCAACAATTGCAAAAAGCATTAGCTGTTTCAAATCAAATACTTAACGGAAATTCTGACGTTGATAGCAACACAAATCCACGACTTATTCCTCCAGAAGTTATCCCCAATCCAACGCCAAATAATGTGCCGTTGCCTCCCGTTAGGCCGTCTAATTTAGGCGATGAAACTACAGATACATCAACTCAAGCGCCGCCTGCATCTGCTCCGCAAGGTGGCTCGACTGTTCCTCCGCCACAAAACGTTAATGTCAAGGGCGTTGATCCACGTTTAATTGATATTTACAACGAGGCATCTAAATCCCTGCCAGAGGGTTACAGCGTTCAACTAACGTCTGGTTATCGTGCTGGCGATCCTCGTTTTCATGGGCAGGGTAAAGCAGTTGATTTTCAAATTACCGATGCCAATGGCAACGTTTTAAACAATTATCAAAACTTGCCAGCCTTCAGAACTTATGAACAATTTGCTCAATCGGCTCGCAAAGCCCAAATGCAAATGTATCCTGAGTTAAACGATCAGCTGCGTTGGGGCGGATATTTTTCAGGCAAAACACATCCGTTTGGTGGCCCTTATGGAGCTGTTGATATTATGCACCTTGACCTTGGTGGGGATAAGGTCGGTATGCAAGGCGGTTCATGGGCTGGCGGATTAACAGACGCACAACGCAAACTATTGCAAAATAAAGCAATCAGCCAAGGTATGGGGCAAGGATATGCGTCTGGGGGAACACCAGAAGCAGATTTATCTAATCAAGATAAAATTGTTCGTGATGCTCTTTTAACAGCTAATTCAATGCCTAAAGAAGATTTATTTAGCGGTAATTTAAATCAATATAACACAAACGCTACTCTGTCTGACGGCAATTTGTCTGCATCATTTGGGTCTGTTAATCCAATAGAACAAAGTTCTGGTGCTTCTCTTTATCCAATGTTTAATACTACATTGGGCGCACAATTATCGCCAAAATTCAACACATCATTTACACGACAAACGCCATTGAGCAATTCTCAATCGGGTTCATCTAATATCGCATCTTTTGGCTATAACGACAGCGACATAAGCAGCAATGCTCAATTTGGTGATACACCATCTGGAAGAATGTATGGTGCTACATTTGGGAAAAATGATGCAGATAGCAATTTAAACTTGTTTGGAAATTATACTCCAAAAACACATAATTTTACTGGTGGGGTAGAGTATTCCAAACGTTTTGCTTCTGGTGGCATGGTTGATCATGCTTTGCGTAAAGCTTACGCTACAGACGGCACTGTTACAGATCCAGCGGATACACCAACTGCTGGTGATTATCAGCCAACAGGTGATCCTGAATTAGATACGGCATTACAGCAAATTAGTGATGCCAAAAAAGAAATGAATAAACTTCAAACGCCGCCTCCTTCGCCTGAGCCGTTGTCTGACAGTTCACCTTATAATCCTTATAATATTCCTCAATTTACCAATCCTGAAAAACCAGTTGATCCTACAAAAGGTTATCAAATGCCTTTAGGTGAGAGGGTTAGTGAAGGAATATCAACAGGTTTTGGTTCTGATCGTTTAGGTTTGAGTGCTGAAAATCAACAAAAATATGATCCCACTGGTTTTATTCAAACATTCGCAGCTCCAGCAGATTTTTTAATGAGAGCGCCAAACGCAATTGTTGGTGGAGCTTCTGCCTTTGGAGCGGGTCTTTACGGGCAACTTTCTGGTTCTGATGATAGCGAAGTAAATCGCTTACAGCGTGATTTAAATATCATGGGAACAGGCGCAACTATAGAATCCGCTAAAGCACCAGAAATAGCTGAACCATTAAACTTATCTAAGAACGCCATAGTTGATACGGCATTAAGCAAAATGCCAGACTATGACCCTAATACTTTGAGAATATTTGCAGGTGGATTATCAGACACTTCTGATCTTGACGCTTTAGATCAAGCCAACAGATTAAAAAATGCTGGCAAAGATAGAGAAGAAATAATTGACAAAACGGGTTGGTTTAAAGGTGCTGATAATAAATGGCGATATGAAATACCCGATTATGATGCACAATTAAATAACGAAACACACAATAATTTAATTCGCCTACAAAGTTTAGGTGGTTTTCATAACGTAGAAGATAATCTTGGCAATTTATTTTACCATCCAGAATTATATAGAGCATATCCAGAGGTGCAGGATATGAAAGTTAAGTTGTTTGACCCCATTGGACATTTAGAAAATGTCGATGGCTATTTTGATCCTATTAAAAATGAAATTGGTATGTCTAGCGCTTTAACAGACCCAGATAAATTTAAATCTACATTGGTTCATGAAATACAACACAAAGTGCAAAACATGGAAGGTTTTGAGCCGGGTGGAAATTTAAATCAGTTTAAAGGCAAAAATGTTCCTAACCCCGATTATAATAATTACAAACAATTAATTTCCATAAACCCAGATTATCAAGAATTTTTTGCCATGCAAAAAAACCCTGAAATACAAAAAAATATGCTTAATTTTATGGATGATTACGATAAACTTTGGAATGAAAATTATAAAGATGAAATTTCAAAAAGAATGGGTGAGCCTTACAAAAATTTTTTTCAAGTTCCTAAAGAAATATATGATAGCGTATCATCTGATTTTGAAAAGCAGGCAATGAGTAAATATCCCAATATTCAAAAATACATGGGATTGAAAAAATTGTTTTTGGAAAATGGGTTTCCTGTTTATGTGCCTGATGAAACATTATCACCCTCCGACGCCTATCAAAGGTTATCTGGGGAAATTGAGTCTAGAAACATTCAAAAACGTGCTTACTTAACTCCAGAAGAATTAAAAACACGCCGACCTTGGGATACGCAATTTTATGAACATAATCGTCATTTGTATCAATTACCTGAAGAAACTGGCTATGCCAAAGGTGGCACTGTTGTTAATCAAGCACTTAGTGTATTATCTAAATACGGCTCTACGCTGCCAGACGCCGATGTAATTTTAAGGCAGCTCAAACGGGGACGCCCGTAAAACCTAGCTAGGGGTAGTAAAATGTCAGAAGCAGCAAAAGCCGCAAGAAAGGCGAATAAGGCAAAAGCCTTACGTCTTACTTCAGCAAGTAAAGATAAAGTTGACGCATCGGATTTCGTTGCACAGCCAGACATCAATGCTGGTATTAAAACTGGTGCACGTCCTATTTCCAAGCGTGCATTTAAGCGTGGTGGCAAGGTAGAGGGTGTTAAAGCCCATGCTCATGCTGGACGTAAGGCACGCAAATCAGGTGGGAAGGCAATTACTGCCGATACGCTGATCAACCGCAATGTGAAAGAAGCCAACGAAGATCGTGAAGGCATCAAGCACATTGGCGCATTTAAAAAGGGCGGCAAAGTTCATCGTAAGCATCGTGCTGATGGTGGTAGTGATACTATTGATAACAGCCCAGCAATGCAAAAATTAAGAAATATTGCTAGAGACACAGATCCTCGTGATTTGGGGTATCCATTACCTTCAGACACTAATGCCAATATTTATTCTCTTGGTTCAGACTCAACTGATTGGGGTGAAAAGCCTGGCGCTTGGGTTCCAAATAAACTGCCAATAAAAAGATTATTTAAAAAAGGCGGAAAAATTAAAAAAGCTAAAGGTGGTGTGAGTGGAATTACTCAATGGCTAAAAGACCATGAAAGTGATTATGATGATCGTACAGGCGCTGGCGCTATTACTGACGATCAGGGCAACGACTACGATCCTAACAAAGATGGTGACGGCAAAAA